GTTTGCTTGGTTAGCTGCTGCGTTGGCTGCAGTAGTAACAGCTTGCGCCCATGCAGCGTTTGCTTGTGCTACTATGAGATGGTTCTGTGCGTTGAACTGGTCACGTGCATTTGTCTGTGCAGTATTGAACTGGGCTATTGCATTAGTCTCACCTGCATTGAAACGGTTAATAGCGTTGATCTGTTCTGCGTTGAACCTTTGTACCTGTGAACCTAGTCCTGCAAAGAACTGATTAGTTTGATTCTCAGATGTAGCATTGAATTGTCTTGCAGCATTTATTGCAGCAGCATCACTTAGGATAGACTGAGAAGTTTCTTGTGCTTTAAGAATTTGCATCTGCTGTTCATTACTTAGATTAGTCAAGTCCATCTGTAAGAATGACTTAGCATTCTGTACGTTAGCTTGTTGTCTGTTGTCCAAGTTAGCTAGGTCTATCTGTGATAGCGTAGCTGCATCAGCTAGAACTTTAGCTTGTCTAGCATCTAGGTTGGCTAAATCTACAGTCTGTGCCATCTTAGCATTCTCTAATGCTATCTGTTGTTCAGCAGTAAAGTTTATGTTAGCTATCTCTGATATACGTGCTGCGTTTCTTACCTTGGCTTGAAACTCTTGGTCAAACTCCATACCTAAAAAGCTTGCACGTTGTTCAGCGTTTCGTAAAGCCATCTCTTGTTTGTTGGATGCATCTATCTGTGCGATGGGTAGTGCTGCTTCCATACCTGCCTGTACAATAGCCATACCTGCCATGCTAGAAGCTGACAGTCCACGTGCAGCCATTGCTGCTGATGCATTACGCATAGCACCTGCAGCCCATGAGGGTGGATCACCACCTTGGAAGTCCTGCATCAAAGTATCTAGCTCAGTCTTTACAGAGGCAGCTTGATTCTTTGCTATGGTAGCATCTACTCTTCCTTGATCTACAGTAGAGCCAGATACTAGTTGGTCTGGTGTTACCTCTAGTGGATCAGGAGCATCTACTGTTTGTGGCTCCCCTATCTGTGCCGCCTGTAGCCCTAGTGCTGCTGCTGTAAATGGGTTCATCTGTGCAGGATCAACAATAGAGTCAGGGCTAAGTTGTCCTTGTGCTGCTAAATAGTTTTGTAAGGCTGCCTGTAAAGCTTGCTGTGATTGATACGCTTGATACTGCGCTGGTGACATGGCAGCAATTTCTTCTGCTGTTGCAGCCCCTGCTGCTGTTGCAACCCCTGCCTGTGCTGCTGCACCTGCTTGTCCTGTACCATCTGCTATAAGCGCTGCTGGTCCACCGTCTGCTGCTACAACACCTGCCCTAGTTACCATAGCATTTGGATCTTCACCTATCTGTTTTGATAGGAGGGAACCACTTGGCATTTGTGTGCCAGTTGGACCTGAGTAGGTAGTACTGCTCCCACCACCGGGAAGAGGAGTAGTGACTGAGCCATCAGGGTTTGTAACAGGTTGTGCCGCAACTGGTCCTGCTGGTTGAGCGCTACCACCGCCACCGCCTCCAAACGTGTTACTTGATCTACCATCATTGGTGCTTCTTTTATTCTTTTGTGCTTCTACAGCAGCTTTGTGTGTAGCTGCTGTTTTGAGCTTATATGCTGGTGAACCAAAACCAGTCTTTGGCAAACCTGCTCCACTTAAATTTCTAATACCTGCTTTTGACATATCACGTGCCGCTTGTGCCATACCAAAACCACCACTATTCATTTGGATAGGCTTGCCCTCAACCATCTGCCTAGCTGCCATAGTGTACTTACCCATCTTGGCTGCTGCTGCAGGACTAGCTGCTAGGAAAGCATTGATAGACTTTTGATCACTAGGTCCACTATAGCCCAACGCTGGTAGTATCTTGTTTGTCATTGTCTCAGGCTTGAAACCCATAAATTTTTTAGCCATATCTTATTTCCCTATTTGCATCCACAATGATGCGGCAATGAATGTTATTATTGCTACTGTTGACATCTTTACAATAGTTGACCACACACCCTTACGTGTATCACGCCATGCTTCTAGTAAGTTACGCATCTCACTTATATCTTTACGAGCATCATCGTCATGTAGTCCTACCTCACGTAAAGCTGCTGTAGCGCCACGCTTGGCTGCACGATCTAGCATATCCTCTAATTCTTCTGGTGTCATACTATTTCCAATGCGCTGCTGCTAATCGGTGAAAGGTTCCAGTATTGCTGCCATTATTTCCAGGAGTGGTTTGAGTACATACATAACTTGTAGTTCCTGAAGAAGCATTTGTGTCTTTCCAACTGTAGTGATTGGTAGCACTCTCTAAATCAATTTGCAGTAATTGGTCAGCGTTGGTAACTGTTACACCATTCACAGGAATAGTATCTTCGCAAACTCCTGAACCAATAGTTACACCATTATACTGAGTTGACAAAGATATGGTCTTAGCAAAGCTTGAAGTGTTGTTGGCACTTTGAACTGCTGCTGTAGAAACAGGAGTAGAACTATTGTATCCAGTAATTTCCCAAACATGACCAACCGATCTACCACTGCCACCATTACCAGAAATGTATTGCGAACCAGATGCAGAGGTAGCCAAATAATATATTGCTGACATACTATTCTGAGCATTACTTGCAGCGAGTGTCATGCCTGAACTACCTAAGTTACAATATGTATTGGCATAGCCCGGCATTGCCAATGCAACAACAACAACTTTTGTACCAGAACTTAGAGTAACCCACCCAGCAGGAAAGCCGTTGCCAGTTGTAAGTATGCGGCCTTTATAAGTTGCAGAAGGTGCGGCTGCAGAAACTGAATAATACTCATTAAAAGAATTTGAAGCACCAGAACCTTTGCCAATCATAGCACGAATATCACTGTCGTTCATAGATGCTTGAGTACCACTAGAACCACCTGCTTCTACGTGTATTTGATTTAAACTTATTTGACCACTACCGGGGAGAGGCATTACTCACACTCACACTTTTTACAATTATCAAGTTGTTCTTTTAATTCTTTTACAGCTTCAATAAGCACACCTACTAAGTTACCATAAGCTACAGACAAATACTCACCCTCTTCTACAACCTCTGGCATAACTTGTTGCATCTCTTGAGCTATAACACCTGTACCACGCTGACCATCATTGAGTTCACTTTTGTAGTTGTAAGTTACTCCACGCATTTGTGAAACTTTATCTAATGCATTCTCAATAGTTTTAACATTATCTTTTAGTCTTTCATCTGAGTAAGCTGTAATGTTGCCTGTTGCAGTAAAGCTACCTGATAGGTTGTTACCATTATTAGATAAGCTACTCAAACCTACTTCTGCAGGAGTATCAACAGTACAAGTAATAACACCAGTGCTATTGTTATATGATATACCTGTTCCTGCAGACAAAGCTGCTCTAGCAGTATTAGTTATGCCACCACCAGCAGTACTTAAAGTTCCGCTAACAGTAAGGTTACCTGCTATTGTAGCATTCTCGTCTACAGTAAGTGTATCTGTTTTTAGTGTACCATCAAAGAAACCATCTTTATACTGTAGTACAGATGTACCTAGATCTAATGTGTTAGTTGTCTTAGGTCTTACCTGAGATGCCGTAACAACTAAGTCTTGTGATGGCCCTACCTTTTCAATAGGTGCGCCCTCTGCTGCTGTTCCATCATGGGTATGACCAGTACTAGCATTAAATGCTGACTGTACTTGATTGTACTCATCATTGAAATCGTCAGCGTCAATAACACTTCCTGTGGTAATATTAGCTGATGCCTGTCTTGTATAACCTGCCATTGTTACTGCCTATCATGTTGTCTATACTCAAGTACTGCTGTGTCAAGAGTAAAGGTTGGGTTTGTTGAGTTATCTGTGATCCTCATTGCTATTGTTTTGAATGAACCTACTAAGTTTTGTTTGTATATCTGATCTAGTACACCACCATAAGTAACACCAGAACCTCCATATATTGAAGTAGATGCACCATATAAACTTATACCACCACCTGCTGCTGATGAAGACACTGATATAGTTGGAGGCTGTATAACACTTGGATCATTACCTGCATCAAAGTCTATCTTAAAATTTACATTTACATTCATGGTTCCTGTAGGTTGTGCATACAAGGTTAGTTTGTACATAGTCTTACGTATCTGTGGATCTGTAATAGGCATAAACGGAGATTCATATATTGACTCTATAGGACCACCATCAAAAGAGTTACCTGAATCCATCCTGTAACAGAAACCATCATCATTGCCAAACATAATAGTTTCTTGTGCGCCTGAGTATGTGCTATCTGCTACGTTTACTTTTAGTCCTTTAGTTCTGGACCAAGCTATACCACTACCACCTTGGGCTACAAATTTAGTTGCTATCAAACCTGATGCACTACCTGCCTGTACTGTAGGTATATATGCAAATAGTCTATACTGGGATTTACCTCTGACTAATACAGAACAGAATACATCTGTCTGTGATATAAACTCGTTAGCATCTTTATAAATTGGGTCAGATGCAATGTCAAGAGCAAGGTCACCAATACGATCAGTAGCACTAAGTAAACGTATACCATCAGGAGATAGGTATGCTACGTCACCACCAAATTCCTGTATACTATCTGGGTTAATACAACCTATTCTATCTGTTATAGGTTCTAGTTTAAAGTCAGATGAAGTACTGCCTACAAGTTTTTTAATTGTGTCTGTAGTAAATATGATAAGCTGTTCACGAAAGCCTATCATACCTGTGACATCATGTCCAACATTTATTGTACCAGCGCCATTACTTGTAGCAAAATCCGTTACTGTGTTTGGTGCTGTAAAGAATATTTTACTACCTTTGGAGTAAAAAGCGTGGTTCTTAAATACTACAACATTCTCTGCGCCCTGTACATCTGAACTGTTTGATGAAGATAAAGATGCTATAGTGCTTCCACTGGCATTAAATATAACTGGATAACTTTTACTATCAACAAATATAGTTTTGTCTTCTTGTGTAAAGTTAAAGGATGCGTATCTAGCCTTTAGCGTATTTGTAGAAGAGCTTGTACCTATGTGTGACCAAGTAGTTCCTGTACCATGAAAGTATAATGTTTTGTCAACTTGAGTAGAATGAAACGTACCAAAGGTAAGAACAGTATTGTCTGATATTGATTGTGCTGAGTCAAGTACAATGCTGTTTTGATTTGTTAGTGATGCTACTTTTACAACAGCAGATATGCCTGTGCCTGTAACAAACATACCAGCCTTTATGTTAGTAATAAAACTAAGTACAACATCATCTGCTAGAGATACAGCAGTATCTAGTATA